CGCCTGGCGGAAGAACCGCAGGGGCTGTCTTCGGCGGCGTTACCCCCAGTACGTAGCATCCTGACGGGTAAGGCCCGGGGCCCGCGGTTGCCATGTCATAATCCGATACGCGCGGCTCGCCATCCCCGGTATAGTAAAAGCGCCGGGAGGTGTTTCCCGCGATCGGAGAGCGTGCGACATCCACATCCTTTTCCCAGGCAAGCCATTTTCCGTTGCCTTCCTTTTCCATGCGAAACATGGACACGATATCGCGCTCCATGACGGGAACATACACCGGCAGCAGGCCGTCCCGAGGGCGAAGGTCGCCGGAGGTCAGCCTGCAATTGGTCGCCACCTGAGCCTGGTTTGGCGCCAGGAGCTCTTTTGCCAGCCTGGGCACCAGCCCGGAAAACCCCGCGATACGAAATGCGCTCACTCGGGTGAAGCCTCGCGGTTGGCCTGATTGCTGGCATCATTGCTGGCCATGGCCGCGGGAGGCGGGGCATCCTGAGGAGATTTCCTTCCTTCGCATATTGCCCGCTCTTCCGCCCGCCTTTTCACCAGGCCAGCCAGCACCTTTCTCCCGGGTCCATACTTGAATGCCTCGATGCGCGCGCAGGCCTCGGCATAGCGGCGGGAATTGATCAAATCTATCAGGTTGGCAGGCTTGCCGGGCGGAGCGATGCGGCAGAACGTGGGAACACCCACGCTATATGCCAGCCGCACGTAGGCTTCATACTCGTACTGGTACAGAGGCACGGTAACGCAACGCCTGACACCGGCAGCATAAACTCCCTCGATCTCATCCAGGAGCCGCACCAGCGAACGTGTGGGCGTAGTCTTGTCGCCCATCCTGACGCCCGCCGTGGACCCGAATCCGATAGTCGGTACGTCGCCGGGAACTGGAATGTAGGCCTCTTCCCTGTAGCCTTCGTGGACCGCAATCCCTACCAGCGTGGAGGCAGCCAGCACCATCACGGCGACGGTGGTGCGCGCCTGCGTCAGAGTCGGTTTTATCATCTGCTATCCCTTCCAGTTTCCCGATGCATGCCCGGCTTCCTGCCCTTCTTGTAACCGCGGGCTTCCATGCACAGGGTGGAGGGGGCAGAGGGAACAGAGGCATGAAAAATCATTTGGCATTTTCCTTGATGCAGTCGAGCTTCGCCTTTATGGTTTCCTTCAGGTCGCCCGCATCCACGTTGGAGCAGGAAGAAACCGCAGGCGCAGGCCCGGAGGGGAGCCGGGACTTCGGTTTGCGTCCTTCCTGCCTGCCTGCCGGTGTCCCGGAAGTTGTTTCCGGTTCACCCTCCTGCCTCGCATCGGGATCGACAGCGGGAAAAACCTGACCGGCCCGATGTTCCCCGTTTGGAGCAGGCGACAGCATGGCGCAAGATGAGAGAAACAGGGCGGCGAGATAAGGTCTCATTGCTTTCTCCCGTTTCTCCCGTCTCTCCCCTGGGACCACTGATCGATGATCCGGTCGAGTTTTTCGTTGAACTCTCTCATTGTCTCCCGCTGTTCCCCGCGAGCGGACTTGATCTCGTCGCTGAGGCGCTCATTGGTGCGTTCCTGGTACAGCTCCCCTCTCTTGAGGCTGGCAATATCATTCTGCACAGCGTTGTAGGTGGCGACGCCGGATGCGGCGAGCCCGGCAATTGCGATGATTCCGCTGAAGGAGAGGGTATAGGTGGATGGCCCCCTCCGCCGCTCTGTCCGTTCCGCCCGTTCCGTTCTGGGATCGCTATCGTCCTCGTTCATTTCAGAGCAGGCTCCATAGGATGACAACCAAAACCGCGGCGCAGGCAAGCAGGATGGCCGCAGTCCATTTCGATGCGCTCAATTTGGCGAGCAGCCGGTCTGCGCTCGCGTCGGCTGCCGTATTCTGGCGATCGATCTCTTCCTTGATGCGATTACGCTGATACATGGTCATGATTGCTCCTCCAGGTAAATTGTGGCTCATAAAATAAAAAACGCGGCATGGCCGCGTCCTGACCGTGGGGTATGGGGCTTATTCACCATTGGATGGCTTCCAGTTGCTCTTTAAGGGGGTTATCTCCCAACGCGGTGATCTGATCGCGCAATTTTTGCCGCTTTCCTGTCAGCAGCCCGTGGGTCGATGCGAACGTTGCAGCATGCGCCACAATCCTGTCTACCAGTTTGATCTTGGAAAAGCCGCGTGCACTCGCGGCTGCGTCGAGCCAGGGGGTGGCGGTGTCCGGATTCTGCAGCCAGGCGCGTGCTTCCGCTTCCTGCATCGGCCAACTCCTGGTTTCGTCATCCGGATATCCGGCCTTCAAGGCGCTGACCGCATCCTGGTAGGCGGCATCGATGCGAGCCAGCGCCTCCTGTTTCGTCCCCGTGGCGGTCGGAAGCGCCGGAGGGCGTGAGGCCGCCTTCCATAGCTCTATGAAGGGCTGGAAATCTTCCACATTATCGAGCTGCGTGTTGGCGGATTCGTCATGCTCTACATGGCCTCTCTGACCGTCCCACTGCACCGCGCGGATGCCGGGCGGCAAGGTGGATAGATCTACCATCCTGAACGTCCCGCCGATTCCGACCAGCCCGTCATCCCGGATGATGGTCACGCGCATTTGCTATCCTCCTCTTGCCATTCCACTTGCCGGTGTCCCGCCTTCCGGCTGCTGGTTACCAGGAGTTCCTGCATGAGCACCTGCTGCGCCTGGGCGCGCTGCATGGTCATTTCATTGCGGAATGATTCTATTGCCGCTGTTCCCTTGCGCGATTCATTGGCTGTGTTGATCATGAGGGTGGGCATCCAGGCAATGGCACAGCTCCAGCTGCCTGTCGCTTCCCCCGTGTTGGCATCCACTCCATGAACCTGCACGTACCAGGGACAGCGATAGAGCACCGGTTTTGATTGATCCAGTTTCACTTCCTCGCATTTCGCCCCGAGCGGGCAGCCTGCCATGCGTGTCTCCATTAATCCTTTCTCGCTATGATGAGGTCGATGTATTGCACCGCTAGGTTGATGGCGGTACCCGTGAAAGTGTGATTATGGGGGTTTCCCCCACCTGTATAATTTGTATAAGCCGTAGTACTAGCAGTATTACCGTCATTCGGATTGTAATCAGCCATAGCACTTCCTATTCCAGAGCCAATAAAATAAGAGTGTTGATGTGGCGGCAACTGTGCTTCAGTAAGCGTTGTCGCACTGTTTGATCCCGTCACGGGCTGGGAGGTGAAAGCATTCGTAAAAGTGATGGAGCCTCCCGATCCTCCTCCTGCTCCGCCGGTAACCCGCAAGGCTTTGTCATTGTGTGCAGTCACTTGCGTCCAGCCAACCGGCGCGGCTGGCTGGAAAAACAGCATGACCGTGCCCCCTGGAATCAGGTCGCCCGCCGCTGCGCCCAGCGCTGCTCGGGCCGCCGCCGCATCCGCTTGCACAAGCAGGGTGCGGATGAAAGCGCTCAGCCCTGTGAGCGCTGCGGTGCCGGGGCCGGTGAAGTACGGTACTTTATCCGTCGCGGAAGCAAGCCCGCCCAAAGCGATGAGATTGGGATTCAAAAGCGATTCCTGCAACGCGGCATTGGTGATGCCCGCGACAAAATAATCGCCCGCTGCCCAGTTGCGGGCCGTGGTGCCATCCATTCCCCGTCCACCCGCTGCAATGGTAAGACTGTCGGCGTTGCGCGCCGCGATCTTCACGATTTCGCGATTGCCCGATGCGTCCTTGAATATTCCATAGAAATAATCCCCGGAATCCAGCACTGGAAAAAGCAGACCTTTGCCCGCCTCGATCGTGAAATTCAGGCCCGCAACACCGCTGGGCGCGGAACTGACCACAGCCTTGCCAAAATTGGAAAACCTGATACCCATGTCTTAATCCCCATCTTGTTTGCGTCTTTTCCGTTTCATGCCCGACCCATTAGTCTTGTGCGTAGCAGCGCGCGAGTGCGGCCTCTTCCTTCGCACATCGCGACCGCAACCATCCCGGCACCGAACTGCTCCTGGTGGTAGGAAGCAAGCTGGAGATGGGTATAGGGCTTTTTGGGTGAGGACATCAACCGGAATAAGGCCCCGTGGACTATTGCCTCCTGGTATTCGTCAAACTCCCTTTCACCCAGTCCCGCACTGGCCGGGGATGGCTTCAGGGCCATGCTCAGGCTCAGGATTCCGTTTGCGCTTGGCGCGGGCACGAGCGCAAGAAACCCCGTCCCGCCGAAAATATACAAGGGTATCCCCGAGAGATGGCCATCCCTATTGCGCTCCGCCATATCGCAATCGCCAGTGCCGCACCCGATTTCCCTGCCATCCAGGGCGGCATGGAGAATTGCATGCACTGTCGAGTCGGCGGGTGGAACAAGCGGATAGGCAGACGTGCCGGGTTCCACTGCTATCGGCGGATGATCGAATCGCCATGCGAGCGATTGCTCGCAGAAGGCGATAGCCGCCTGGCGCAAGGCAATGTCCATGGCTGCCAGCGGGCAGCCGGGCAGCTGCGGAGCGACGAGATCGTAGAAGTTACTCCAGGTTTTCACGAACGTCCGCCTCCGTCTGCGGAGTGGGAATCAAGCCCGGTTTCCGGTTCACAGCGGAACCTCCCCCTCGAAGAATCGGGCAAATGACGACGCCCGCCCCGAATTGACATGCTCATCATCCACCGTTTCGGCCCGGAATGTGACATAGTCCGCTACGGTTTGCAGATACTCGGCAGGCAGCGGAAAAGCATCGCCTAACAGCTTTTCGGTGCCGGGCCAATCCGGCAACCGGGCAAGCTGCCCGGAAAAGAGATCGGGCCGCCGCTTCAGTATCTGCAGCACCCCCTGGTTGGCAAACGCCAGCAGCACATCATCCGGATATCTATCCTTGCTTGCGTCATTCAACGGGATGCGCCCAAGATCGACGGCGGACCGATAGGTCAAATAAGTCACCGCCATCATTTGTCCAGCTCATGCTGCGAGAACAGGGCGACCACCTTTTGCCGCAGCGCCTCCTTGCTCTGGCGTTTGTCCAGCTTCTGGTTGTAGTTGCGCTGGGCATACTCGGCCAGCGCATCTTTATCCATGCTGTGAAAATCGACCACGGGAAGCGGCTCCTCGACTGGCGGTTCTTGTGGGACCAGACCGATGGCGGTGTCCGGGCCATCGGTGTTCCCGTTATCCGCCGGCTTATCCACTTTATCCGCTTCCGACCAGGTATCGGAAAATGGCAGCAGGCGCTCCGCCACCTCGGCGGTCACATTTCGGACCTGGCCGGGTTCCCAGCGCAGACCGATCCCGCCGATGCTGTCGATCTTGACTGTTTTGCCGATATATTTCACCAATGGCATATTGAAGCTCCATAAAAAAGCGGCCTCCATATAGTGGATATGGCCGCTCCGGTTTGCTTATACTCGTCCTGTTATTTGATGCCTATGCCATCACCCTTGACGATCGCAGTTACCCTGCCGGCGGCGAAGGTCGCGGCTGCCGCGGTGATCGTGATGGTCAGGAAGACCGGCCGCTCGAACTTGAGAGGCTGGAACGCCAGCGCGGTGCGCCCTGCAGTGCGAAACAACCCGTTGCCGCTCGCGGAGAAATAAGCATCATCCGCTGCCGGCCCCTCGCTTGCATTGACCGGCGCAAAGCCGATCCTGCACCCGATCGCAGGCGTGCCGCTGGCATCGAGATCGTCGTTGACGATGTCGATGTCGGTCACATCGAGGCCTCCGGGGATGATGACCGGGCGGTACACGTCCCCCACCGCGGCCGCCGCCGGCGTTACGGAGCCGTAAACCACCACGGCATTGCCATATCCGCCCATGTGGCGGTTTTTAGTAATCAGGTCTGGTGCGTTGAAAGTAGCCATGGATACACTCCTTGAAGAATGGGCATTGGTAGCATTGGCAGGCCGAAAAAGCAGCGCCTGCCGGGTTACAGCGGCACGGCCGAGTCGACCGCGATCACGCCAAAATCGGTAGGAACCTTTGTTCCTGTTCCATCATCGATGGAAAGCCGGACCTTGGCCTTGCCGCATACTTTTTCTCCCATGACTTCCAGGTTGCTCTCGAAGTTGTACCAGTGCTCTTTCCAGCCAAACTGCATCCCGCTGATCTTGGTCCTGCCATAGGCTATGCCAAGCGCCTGCGCGCCCAGCAGGAGACCCCGCTCCACTGCATATCCCGCGGCCAGCGCCGGATTTATCTGCTGGTCGGTTTCGGTTGCCGTAGGCGCGTTCGCAGCAGTAATGATTTTGGTCGTTTCGCCGGGCATGAAGCGGATTGCCCGCTCGTTCTTGATTACCAGGATGCCGTTCCACATGCCCACTTCGCCGGCGAACAGGGGGTGCCGCCCGTCCAGGTATGCCGCCCGATTTATCGCGTTTTGCTGGAACGCGCGCAGAGAGCCTTCGGTCAGCAGGATGGAATATTGGTTCGGGGTGGCGAGGAATACCCACATCCTGGAGGTCTGCGCGGCGCTGTCTCCGGCAAGCTTCACCGATTGCAGCGGCTGGTCCATATCATCGATGCGCTTGCGCAGGCTATCGAGATGGTTCAGCTTGAGCTGATCAGTGGAAACAATGGCGCCCAGCTGCTGCCCCCCCTGGACGAGGTTTGCGCCGTTCACCACGAAATGCCGGTTATAGGTAGGGGCTTTGACGGGATTGACCATCACGGATGCGAAATTCGGCGCGCTCTGCAGGGGAATGGTCCAGTCCGTCCCGATCTGGGATCCTCGGGCTCCAGCCAGGTGCACCAGCGATTCCTGCGTATCGAGCCTTGGGAAATACCCGGACAACTGCGCCAGCGCAATTTCCCGCAGATTGTGCTTGGTGCGCTGCTGCGACATGCTTCCGCCCGCGTCGATGACCTTGCTCGCGAGATCGATCTTGATTTCCATCGAGGAAAACGAGAGCGTGCTGCCCTTGCCTTCACGGTTGACGTCGCCCATCAGAGGTTCCCCGCCAACAGTGTCGACCAGGTCGAGCGATACTACCTCGCCCGCGCCTTTCATCAAGTTGTCGATCCGCACCAACGGCATGCCGGGCTGCGTCTGCCCGGCAAATTTTTCCATCGTGGCGGAAGGCTCCACCGGGCCTGCCAGGTTTTCCAGCGCTGAAGTACCTTTCAGGGTATTGGCGAAAAGCGCGGCGCTGTAGTGTTTCACGGCAATCGAGCTGCCGCTTGGGACATTTGTTTCAGCCATTTCGTCAGGTCCTTTTAGTCGAGATCGGCTCTCAAGGCGGCTGCCTGCTGCGAGGGCATTTTCATCAATCGCCTGGTCAATTCATGCGGGCTCAGGTTTTCGATCTGGTCGCGCTCGGAAGCGGGGTTCGCTCCGCCTTGAATATCCGATAAGGTTGTGGGTTTTCTTGCGGGAGCATTTTCAAGCCTGGCTCGTACGTCAGCCTTGGTCAGCTCCGGATCGGCTTGCTTTGGAATGGAAGCTTCCGGCATGATGGCTTTCACGCGGCGCGCAACCTCTTCGAACCTTTCGGCAAAAGGCCTTCCAGCCCATTTGCTGCTGGTCCTGAGGATTTCGTCCTGCTTCAGCGCTTCTTCCCATGCCTGTGGATCATTGCTCTCCCAGTGCACCAGGTCGGGATTGTTGTCCTTGGCCTCGGCGACCTGCTCCTCCACGGTGAGCTGCCGGGCGCGAGCCGATGCTTCACGCTCGCGCCTCAGTTCGTCCAGCGTGTTTTCGAGCTTTTCGCCTTGCTTCCGGCTTCCCTCGAATACTGCGGTAATCACCTGGTGGACTTCCGGCATGTCCTTTTTTAGCGTTTCGAGATGCCGTGCCAGGGCTTCATCCGTGACGCCGCCATCCATTCCCTGTGCCTCATCCTTCTGCTTCATCAGCGCTTCCAGCTTTTCGACCGCCTCCCTGTTTTCCAGTCGTGCGGCCTGCAGTTGTTCACGCAATGCAGAATTTTCCACCCGCAATGCTTTGTGCTTTTCGTAAGGAATGATCCCCTTGCCGTTTTTTGTGCGAACGATCGGCTCATCTTCACCCGCGTCGTTAGCCACGCTGCGCTGCTCTTCCAGTTCGGGTTCGTCCTTCGTCTGTTCGCCGGGAACAGGAGCGAGGCGGGCCGGATCATTCTCCAGTACGTCTATTTCCTCCGGCACAAGGGCTGGTTTTGGGTTTGCGGTTGCTTCATCTGTAAGCTGATCCGTTTCCATTGCTTTTTCTCCAACTGCTTAACCCAGTGAGCGGGCCTGCATGAGCAGGATTGATAAAATCGAATTGCCGTCATGATCGCCACTCGCAAAACAAAAAGCCGCCCTAAGGCGGCTTTGCAAGATTTACAAAGATCAGGGTCTCACGAACAGATAGCGCGCCGGGGGCTCCGCTGCAGTATCCACGGCCCCGATGCTCGGAGGGTTGTGGAACGTCTCGCCACTGAAATCCCTGCCGCCCAGATAGGCCCCGGCACGCTTGAGCGAGACCGCCCGGGGTCGGTAGCGGGTATCGAGCAAGGGATTGTCGGTAATGGTTCCAGTCAATGCCGAGCCGCGTTCCGGTGCCGAGTAGCCATAAGTGTTGTTGTTTCTGCCCGAGAACCCTGTGCAGGTGGAATCCACGTAGACGCCGTAGGCGCGCCTGCCGGAGAGGATATTATTGGAGATGACTCCATTTTTCGCGTAGGTAAAAAAAACGATGTCGCCGTCATAGGCACCCCGCCCCTGGTTATTATCGAAAAACGTATTATGTTTCACCGTCGTGCCATAGCATGCCGCAGCGGACATGCCCGCAAGCCAGTTGCCATAGGCTATGTTGGATTCGAGAGTGTTGTTGTCGCCGCGATTGACCGAAAATCCGGATCCCTGGTTATCATGGGATTTGTTGCGCCGAAAGATCGACAATTCGGTATAGTCGTCAAAGGCGAACCCATGTCCCTCATGGTCCGGCGCGGTGGTATCCCATATGTTTTCATAGGATTCGCAGTCTTCCACAACAATGTTGTAACAGCGTCCCCAGGCGTAATTGATGCCCTGCGAATTCGGGTTTGAAGTGGAGTTGAGGTTGATGTACAACACTCCTGCATTGACTCCGAATTCACCCACGTCTGGCGTGGTTTGCGTTCCTCCTGTCCGGAAAAGCCGCTGAAAGCCGCTCACCTTTGTCTTGACGTAATACACCTCGGGCTCGTACGAGGCCAGCCCCCTCTGCCATATTCTGCCCGTGGCGTTTGTCCAGCCGCTCGTTGCATCCGTACGCCGGAACTTGGCGGAGAAACCATGACCCCCGGCCGCGGCGTTGAAGCCGTTCTCATAGAATTTACATCTTCGCACAACGACGCCATTGGCGCCGTTAACCAGCATGCCATGCGTAGGATTGCGAAAAAAATGGCAATCCTCGATCAGATAATCGGTGGTCTGGCCTGTGGAAGTGGCGGTTCCTCCAATAACGAGGCCGGATCCGGTTATTGCCATGTTCGTGAAGTAGCACCGCGCTACCCTGTGGCCGTTGCAAGGCGTCGTTCCGCTCGCAAACATGTAGAGGGAATATAGGCAGACCGCCTGTCCATCGAAATACATGTCCTCGAAATCGATATAGCTCCTTCCGCTCACGTTCAGAATCATGTTGCCTATCGCCGAAGGATTGATCCAGATCGAGTACGGCACCTGTGCTTCCCCGTATGCGCCATAGCGGGTGCGGGAAGTATTGCTCGCACCGGACCTTGCGTCCTTGAAGGATGTGACTATGGTTTGCGTGGTTCCGCGCTTGAACAAGTAGGTATCCCCGGGGCTCGCACTTCCGAATGTGAAGGCGTCATAATTTTTCTTCGGGGTGGACGAACTGGTCCCGTTGTTGCCGTCCGAGCCATTGGCCGAGTCGAAATACCAGGTAGTCATGGCATCAATCCGTCAGTCGGCGACGAAATGGAGTACACGGTAATATTCCAGCGTCAACGCATCACCCGCGGCGACCCTCTGCCCCATGATCTCGACAGTGGCCGTTACGGAAAAGTCAATGGCGTAGGTAGCGGGAGTTCCCGATCCGGCAGCGATATAGGCATTGTCATACGGCTGTATCTGGGAACTCAGGGAATTGCGGTTGGCGAGGATGATCAGCGGAGCCTCCCTGGTCGAGGTGGTGCGGGTCGTGGAATAAACCAGGATGCCTCCAATCCTGACCTTGCAGATCTTGCTGTTCGCGCTGCTGGCGAATGTCCATAGCGGCTCGATCTGAAGAATGCTGTTCACGCCGAGCATTCCCTGGGGAATGGTAAATGAAGCAAGGACTTCGTCGACTCCCGTCCATGTGCACGCCACCGGCGCGGCGGAACTCGATAGCACCTCGACCGGTCGGGAAACCACGAGGGAATTTTGAGCGGCGCCCTGCTCTATCAATGCCGCCTCGACCTCGCGAGGCAGACTGGCGATGGTTCCGGCGCCATAACGGATAAGGCTCACCGTCTTGTCGGTCAGAAACTTGATCATGCGTCATCCATTTGAAATTCAAATCGCAAAAAAACTTTCCCTGCTCCGGTCCTCATACGGCCTGCAGATCTGCATACATGTCGGAGAGCGAGTAGCCGGCTTTTTCCTCTATCACGATGCAACCCTTATAGTGAATTTCCCTGTTCGCGACTCCGGGAGGAAATCCATCTCCCGCTCCATCGTAGCAGCCCATCTTGGTGTAGTTTCCAAGCTTGTCGTTGTACCCCAGCGAACCATCGTACCGTCCCACAAGCCCGCCGTTCACATAAGCGTCGAGATGTCCCTGCCCCGTATAGTTGAAAATGACACGGAAGCCAAAATAGACCCACTGATCGCTGATTGCATTGAACTCGTAAAGGACGCGTTCGGGTACCGGCCCGGTAGTTATGGCAGCTTCGTTGTAGGCATAGCTGATCCGGAATTTCGATCCGACCACCGACAGAAAAAAGGGGGGGATGCCGGAATAATCGCCCGGATCTTCCGTCTGCCGCACCTGGAAAATGATCATGCGCGTGGAAGGGCTGCTCGTGAAATCCCATGAGCATAGCTTGAGGCCCACGGCTATGTTGTAGGGCGTCTCGTAGGCGAGTTTCTGCGCATAGTGGACAGGTGAAAATATTTCGCCGCGATAGCCATGTGCAACAGTAGTGTCGGTTGGCTCTATTCGGGAAACGATCGCCCCGGGAATGCTATAGACCCTGTTCGCCTTGCCTACAGTCGTGCTTACACCCGCCGCCGTGGTGCCATTGGAATCGATCGTCATAGTTGTCAGGTCGGTTTCCGGATGAATCAGGAATTTCGCCAGCAAGCCTTTGTAGTACATCGGATAGAAGCTTGGCGATTTCAGGAATGCCGTGGATCTTCTGCCTTTCAGCAAATCGAGAACCGGCTGCGGCAGATTTGGATAATCCGCTGCGGCTTCGACCACATAAATATTTCCGTCATGGAAAAATCGTTCGAGCTGTGGCCGGTATGCTTGTGATATCGCAAAATTTGCGTCATTGATAGGATAGGTTTTCATGGTCAGTCCAGGGAGGGAATGAGTTCGACGCTGATGTTCTCAAGCGAGGCGAATTCGGCACCGTTTGCCTTGGTGCACTTGATCACCAGCAATTGATCGACCGAAGTATCGATATTCGCGCTTTTCCAATCAGCACCGGTGGCGTTGTAGGATCCAGCACCTACCGCAACGCCCGAACCGGGGGACCCGGACAGCTGCTGCACTTGATCGTTATTTGTATTCTGGATCCAGGCCATTACGCCGCTGCTGAGGTTGGTCGTGGCGCCGTACTGGGTGAACTTGACTCCGCCGAAAAATATCTCGAATGTTTTTGCGTTGGCGCTGTTGGTGTGGCGGTGGCGGCACATGATCCGGAGTGAACCGTTTTTTCCCATGCTGCCGCCCGGAACGATGCCCGAGAACAGGGTTTGGGCTCCAATGCCGGTCATTGTGCCAGTCCCCGCAGCGTCTGTAGTGATATCGGCGGAGAGCGTCAGCGTGTTCGCATCCGGCGTCCCTGTTACCGCGTAGATGCCGACGGCGGGCGCGGTGCCAGTGCCGGCGGTGGGCGTAAAGGCATATTTATCTCCGGTAAGCACGCCGTGGGCCGTGCGCGAGATGGTTATCACGCTTCCGGCCAGCGACCAGGTGCCTACCGCGTCCGAGTGGCAGCGCACTCCGGATTGCAGAATGGGCCTGACAACTGGCACCGTCTTCGCGCTGCCCGCTCGGATGAGCTCTGCTTCCATATTCGGAGCAAGGTTGAGTACCGTTCCCGCTCCATATTGAAAAACACCGGTGGTTTTGTCATATTCCAGGCTAATCATGTCGTCTCCTCGATGGTTGTTTATGAATCTTTTCTTGTCTGATGGAAATACCCTTCCGCGTTGCCGGGTGCGCTGGCAAGGCAATCGCTGCCGCTGCCCGATGCATCTCCGCATTTTTTTGAACCGACTGGGGCATGCAGGTGTAGACTGCATCCCGACCCGACAACTTGGCTGAAACAATGCCTTCCATGATCCTTCACCCAGCTATCGGTCGCCCTGGCCATCCGCCGCGGTATCTGTGGCTGCGTCCGCCGCCGCCACACCTGCCACCCTGCGCAGCTGATCCGCCAGTTCATGCCGATTGGGTACATCCGACAACTCCAGCATGGCGGGATACATGACAGCCTGATATGCACGGGGCGCCGCCTGCACCATCTGCGCGAAGGCCTGCAATTGCTGTGCGCGGAAGCTCGGGGTGGCCGGTATATCCTCCAGCACGACCTTGACCTGGGCAGTCTCGATGTCGTTCTCGATCGCGGGGCCCGCGGCGGTCATGACATCGCGATTGAAATGCACCATCTTGCGGCCGCTTCCGCGCCTCACGGACACGGCCGATTCCCTCCCCAGCATATCCCGCTTGATGAACGCTAGGAGCTGCTGCCCCACCATGCGGCGCCCATACCGGAAGTTGTCATTCGGCTCGGCCAGAACAGTGGAACCTTGCTCCACCAGGCTGTTGATGGCGACACCGCTGGTTGCGGACGTGTCCGCTCCCAGCATCGAACGGTAGACGCCACCTACTTCCTCGATCCTCCGCTTGCGCTCCTGCACCAGCTGGAACACCTGCGCAGCAAGCTGGTGCTCTCGCGTCACCTTGAATCCGCCGGCATTCCTGCGCTGCGAGTTGAGGACCGTCATCGAGCGCAGGCTGCTGATATTGCGCGCGACCTCCTGGTACGTGTTCTGGTTGAGATCGAGC